TTAAGCGTATTGATATTTTGTTCTTACTTTATCAACAGATAGTATATTAGTGAATTTCAACGTTCTAACTTGTTGTTTTTTCATACAATACACCAATATACGATCTTCATATATCTTTCTGACAATTACAGTTCTTTGAGAGAAATCTCCTGAACCGTTTAAATAAATTAATTCAATTGGTATTTTTTGATTGAATGAGCATGTAAGTAAATGATTCATAAGATGACCTCCACGAGAACGTTTGTTTGTGTAAATTATAGAACAATCGTTCTGTTTCGTCAATGAATTAGAAACGAACATTTACAGGTATTACATGAAATTGGTATGATTTAGGTATTATACCAATTTTAATTTTAAGGAGTGGATTTTTTGTTAAACGCATTAGAAGTAATACTATTTCTAGTATCTATTGTGTCAATTATCGTTCTAATTATAGGTTTATTCATGCCTAAAATTGTATTAAAAGGAGAGAAAATCACTCGTTTACGAGTAGTTAAAATTTATCTTTCTACAGCTCTAATTTCATTTATTGTATGTATGGTATTTATTAATCTAGATCCCGCTCGCAAAAGCTCTGGTACCAAAGAAACCGTGACTCAAGAAGAATTTGTTTCCTACGCTAAAAATATTAGAGGCGCAAGCTTCGTAAAAGAAATGAAAGTAAATAATAATCAAGCTGAAATTACTTTCTACGATTCATTTGAATCTTATAAAACTGGTAACCCTGACAATAAATTAGATGATGAAGCATATAAACAATACTTTTCAACGGGGCATACAATTGAAAAATTATTAGTAAGCGAACCAACTAGACTACTAAGACAATTCCCAACTTTAAGCACTGTAAAGATGACAATACCATTTGAAGGGAAAACATACAGTATAAATTTAGATAGAAAAGAATTAAATTCTTACATTGGATATAAAATAGAGAATTTAAAAACTGAAGATAAATCTTGGCAACAGAAGTTTGATAAGCCTTATGTTTATGACAAAGACAAGCGCAGTGCATTCTTCAAAAAGTTTGTTACTGTTAAATGATAAAAATCCAAAGTCTCTCTTATACAAGTGGGACTTTGTCTACTACTCTTAAGGAGGGTTTTTCATGAGTTATGATACGATTGCATCGCTACAACGCATGCAGCAATTAGAACAAGCTCAGGCTGCAGCGGGAAAAAGATTAGTATTACAGAGAGATCATAAAACTGATAATATACTAGCTGCACTTGCAATTATCTTAGCTATTCCAACATTTTGTTTATCTCTTATATTAGGAGTTATTATTTACTATATAAGAGAATTCACATGCAAAACATACTTAGTTAAAAATGTAGCTACAGGTGAAAAATTTCATGTGGATAAGCAAGAATTTAAAGAATATAAAAGGAATTTTAAGAAGAAGAAAAAACAAGTTAGAAGAATTTCTGATTTATAATACCCCCTATCCTTATTAAAGTTGACGGTGATTACATTGCGACGTACAAGCTTATTCAAAGAAAATACTTATCAAAAGATTGTTTTAAGAGCTGACTCAGAAAAGAAATTAATTGAGATTAAACAAGAATATTTTAAAACACAAAGCATAAATGAAATTAAAATGACTTATGATGAATATATCGAAATGGATAAATTAGTAAAAGAATGCATTGATAATTCTTTAAGGCAACAATACAAATCAAATCTTAATAATATTTTTTGGGGAATGGGACCACATCTAGTGGACGATGAAAAAAGAATTGTCACAGTGACGGATAATAAAAATCGAAATTTATCTGTACAAATAACTAATAAACATGTTGTAAATGTAGTTGAGACCTTTAAACATGAAAATCAAAGTTTTGTTCTAAAAATAAACTTTGACGAACTTAGAGGTATTTTTAGAAGACTCTATTACTTTTTTAATATACTCAATAAAAAAAGCCGACTCAATTAAGAGCCGGCACTTTTTATACTTACTATTTAATTTCTACATAATAAGAACTAGCTGTTATATAAAACACATTACCTCTACTATTCTTCACTTTATATTGCTGCGAGCCATTTACAGATACTTTATCAAGGATTGTAAATCCTAATCCTTCATCCACAGTCCCTGCTACATCTCTATCTAACCAGGAAGGTTTTGAATAGAATCGTAAGTCATTCACTTTAGAAACAACACGTTTGCCTTCCACAGATGAAGATTCTTCTTTATAGCGAATGTATGCTGAATCATTATAAACCCACTGATTTCCTCCAAGATTCAACCAGTTTCCTACTTTACCCCAAACTTTATATGCTTCACCTTTTTGTAATTTACGAATAACACTATTTGTTGTGGATGGACCAGAACGAAGGTTTACATTATATCCATCAATATACGCTACTCCCACTTCATTAATAACACCAGGTACTTCATTTGGTTGCTGTGGTTTCGCTTCAACTGAAATAGAATCTCCATTATATGCTTTTAATACATCAGCACGGAATTTCGATTCCGATACACCATGACTGCGAAGATAGTCAATCGGATCTTCGTGATCTGTGCCACCAAGTTTATACGTAATATCTTTATGCGTCCACAATCCAATGGATGGATCAATGTTTCTGTCACGTAAAATCTTAGCGAGTAGCTTCACATATCTCTCATAGGATTTTTTAAATTTAATAGGGTCACTAGTTTCAGAGAGCTCTACATGAACAAATCGTTTATTGGCTGCTGGGCCCGCTCCCCATGCTTGATACTTAGTAGAAGCAATTTGAATTGTTTCATCCCAATCTGTTGCATAATGTACAAATGCAGAACGCCATGTTCTTGCTTCATAGTTTCGGATATTAATAGCAGGTGCTTCAGGAGTCGCTGTAGAATGTGCTACTACACCTTCATATGCTCCATATCCATTGCGATATTCGACTTTAGGTAACCCTGGAATAATCATTTCTCGATCAGCAAAGACACTACCTGTTGAAGTAAATGCAATGATAGCTGCAGTAGAAATTGAGGCTAATAATTTAATAGATTTTTTCATTTGTCGTCACCATTCCCCATAATTTTTTGTTTAATGTCTGATACATCCTTTGCAAGTGAACCAAATGCTTTTGCTTGTTCTTCGATGACTGCCTGATTTTTTTCGATTACTTTTTGATACTGTTCTTCACGCTGTTCATTCTTTTTTTGCGTAGTAAAAAGCATCCACACAAATAACGCTGCGAATGCTCCTTGTTGAATCATTGAATTGAAAATCTGTTCCTCCACCGTTCTCATCCTCCTTTTTAGCAAAATAAAAAAGACCAGCTTATATCTGCTGCTCTGGTTTCTTATTTCTTATTTATTATTTTTCTAACATTACATCAAATGTTGAATGTAGCTGACATGTGGACAGTAGCATTTGTAGATAACCCTTGCAATACCATTCCGCCATCACCTTTAATTGTCAATTCAACTGATTTCGACACTGATGCATCTTGGACAGGAAATACCATGTCTTGAATAGGACGGAAACCGACTGGTAAAGTAGCGAAAGTCGTTCCGTTTGTAGCGTTTGCGACTGATCCGGTAATTGTAACTAATCCATTAACCTTTCTATATCTCATAGGTCGGCCACCAACACTACCAAATGATGTGGATAGAGTAGTCCAGTCTGTATCTGTCGCTTGTTTGACAGTACCATCTGGCCTGATTTCAACTCGCTTTGACCAATCCCAACTATCTCCTTGCTCTTCTGTTGAAGGCGCAATAACAAGTTGGCCTTGTGCACCTTTATGAAGAACTGTTTTATACGAACGACTACCAATTACAATAGCATTATCAGTATTAAAATGAGTGGTTCCTGTATAAGCTCCACCTGTTTTAGGTACAATATCTGTCTGTAAAACCAAACGAGACCAATCAGACCACTTACCACTGTTGTTGATTCGAATGTAAGTATCATTCCAATTCCCTAGCAGAGTAGCTTTTTGAACAAGAGCTGCACTTGTAGCAGATTCTACAGTAACAAACCACGTATATATTGAATCATTTGGTGTATTTTTAAGTTGGCTTCCTACATAAAATCCAGATTTTACAATTGTATTCAAATCTGTATTTGCAGCTAGATCAATAGCCGTCCCATCATCGTCCGTAACCTTCCACAGTTGATACTTCTGCCCTGTAACTGCTGCTGTCAATTCATTTATACGTTTATTAGCTTCATCAATTTGCTTTTGATACCCTTTAACCATTTCAAGAGCTTTATCAAACTCTGAAATATAATTTTCTATTTTAATATTGCCCTCTTTTACATCTCGCCTTAATACAATACGAATGTCTGGTGTACTCATTCGTTCGTTACTTTTTTCGAATACAAAATAAGCCGTCCAATCATCCGATGTGGAAACAGCTTGTGAGGACAACGTGTATGCAAATACGCCATTCCTTGCATCAACTATTTGGGCATCATCTCGAATGAATACTCCTGTATGATTTGTCGCTTCATATTTAACCGCATATCCTGTTAAATCAAGCTTTATTCCTTTTTCTCTTGCGTAAACAGTAATCTTCAATCCGTTTTTGTCATTTTGACGTGAACGAATTGTTTTTGTAAACACAGGATCTACTAAATCTATAATAATTTCCTCATTTCGCATGACTACACCTCTTTCTAGCTACTCCTTTTTACGTGTCTAGGCGGCCTTCTCTGACGTTTTACTCTGTTCCTATGCTTTATATTCCCTTTAGGTTTTAATGACTCTAATTCTTCCAATCTAGCATCTGTTTTTGTCACATATTCTTGGAAACCTTGTGTTAGTTGTGAGAGCATTCCATATAAGCCAACACCACTTTCCTCTGATTCTTTCGGAATAACTAAACCATAATGCGTAGGAATTGCATCTGTAGTAATTGTCGGTTCTCCTTCTTTACGATTCATACGCATTTCATAGAGTTTTGGAATGTCCGTTTTCAAATTGTACTGTTTAATATCCCAACCCATTACGGTTTCCAATACACTACGTGTAACTGGCCTAATATTGGTTTTATAGGTTTCTTTAGAAGAAACTTTGAAGTCCGAAGCAATTACGCCTTGATAATATGATCCAAGAGCTGTCTTTATTTGAATATAACCATTTTCGTAACTTGAATTTCGTAGCATCGCATTTGGAAGTATGATATCTGTATCCCCTCCGGATGAAGTCCCAATACTTGCAATCCAATTGTCATTACGATAAAAGCGGAACTGATCTTTGACTTTAAACCTCATATCACTTTGAGCATTTAGGACAATCGTTTTATCAGCATCAAGCATTGCATTCCCTGTTTGCGAAAAGTATAAAGAAGCTGCATTTAAGTACCCATTGCCATCGAGTCCTTTTGTAATTCCTATTCCACCAGACTTAACACTTGTATCCGAGAATTGATACAACATGATGGCGCCGTTTGCACCTGTTTGATCTGAGTCACCACCTAGAATAAAAGTGGGCTGTATTTCATTTCTGCTATTTTTATAGTACCCAATAAATGCCCTTACTTTCGAAGACTCATAAAGGCGAATGAATTGTTTAGAGATATTTACAAAATTAGCTGAATTGGATGTCTTTAAAGTTGATCCTGTTATTTCCCCGCCTTGTACAAGATTCCCACTTAGTATCCCAGCTGTAATAAAATCAGCTACAATTCTCCCATCACTTGTAATGGCAGTTCCATATGGTCCATTCACCCCTGTGGAAGAATACCCTAATCCATTCAAGTTCCATTGCCAAACCTTTTTAGCACTCTTTTCATCTTTCGTGTCCATAATTAAAATACGATCTGGATAAATACGGACATGTCCTCCGAATCCTGAATTAATAAGGCTTGTAGCATTTGCTTTTGCTGCATCCAAAATAGAGCCTGGCATATTGGATAACTCTTCTTGTACCAGATCAACTCTACCGGAAACGTCCGTAAAGGATTCTTTGAAGTTACCAATGGTTATATCCAGATACTCTTTTTTTATTGGATCATATTTATAAGCAATTACCTTCGCCTTTATATCAATACCATCTTCTTGATGCTCAACCGTAACCGTATCTGCCATATAAACACTTTGTAAATGCTTATAATCCTTATACTCTTCCGTTTGTGATAACTCCTGAAACTTAACGTTATAAGTTGCTTTAGGCTGATCAACCTTTTGAATCGTAAACATATCCTTGGCTGCCTGGCGTAATAACCTATATGCTTCTTCTAACGGAACTGCATCTTCATCGTCAGCATTTTCACCAATAGCTGCTTTAATATGTTTAAACTCAACCACTTTAATTTTAGGATGAGGATACTTATTTATAAGTGGACTATCCACATATTTTTCAGGAAGAAATAACCCATCAAAACCTTGTGGCATGATTCTAGTTATGGGACTTTTCCAATCCACATTACCTTCATATCCTAATAAATCTTTCTTGTGGCGAATCACTACCCCACGATCCATACCGCGATTTAGTAGCATCTTCACATCAAAATTATCTCGTTTTAATTCGCCACCCCAACGATTAACAAATGAATTATCTTGACTAGAATCCAATAATGCTTCCACAGGATTTTTACGGACAATACGTGCACTGGCTATCTTTGGTACATCTGAATAAAACTGAAAAGGATGCTTGTATTGGCACCCTGCTGACATACGATTCATAGCTCCATTACCATTTGTTGTTTCAGCGAAAATGTCTTCAATTAGATTTTCCGTTAAATCATAAAAGATGTGGTAACATTGCACTGTAATCTCACCCATACTGACTTTAGGAGCTGCCACTCGAAATAGTTGTTCACCATCAGGAGTTGGAACTTTAATAATGCTCATTCCCTCTATTTCCAGACCATGTGGTGCAAACAATGGGTAACTAAATGAAAATAAAAATAAACCATTGAGTTCTTCCTCAACAGTTGCGTTATAAATATTTTTATCTAAAGCTCCTATACCATTGTGTGTAAAATCAGTCTCATTTGGTTTATATAAAGTAATCATTTATATCTCCACCTAGGTCGAATTTCCATAAATTGAATTGCTCCTGACCACTCTATTGTATTTTCTCCTACGTTGAATATAGGGAACTGCCCAACCATTTTATTATTCATTGATATGGTATCGGTATATGCTTCAAGTATTTCTGAGTCTATGACAACAGAACCATTCACATCTTTTATTTGAAAAGAGACGTCATTGATTGTTATACGGAAAGTACCATTTCCCACAATCCAAAACTTAGGATCAGATTCAATTGTACCTGGATTATAAATTACACCAGGTTTGGTGAGCTTTAGATTTACATCCTCTGTGTATTCAAAGGGATCTAGCTTAAAATCCACTTCAAATTCACCGTGTTCTTCAATTTCATTTACAATATCACCTACTACAACATGTTTAATTTTTCGATACACATCATCATCAGTAAAATATAATGTCTTTCCATTCATCAACCAAGCCTTCATACGTCGCACTAACGGCTTAATATTCTCTTCTTCAAGCATATTGAACTTTATTTTTAAAGGGACGTCTTTAAACGCCCCTTTTTTTGTAAGTGAACCATGTCTACCAGACACTTCAATATGTTCTACTTCTTGTTCTGCTGTAGGAATAACAGGGCGTCCTACTATGCATATTCCATAGTCACTTGCTAACTGATTATCGATACCTATGTCTAGCAATTTAAGTCCTCCCTATTCCTATTTTTGAATTACGCCCTTTTTGAGCAAGTGCATCATCTATTTTTCCGACCATGCGGTCGATATCACGATCATCCCTCACTGAAGGATTATAAATATTAATTACAGTTGGTTCAGTAGACATCGTTGCTGCAATCCCTTCACCAATCTCACCTAATGTCTTTTTGTTCAACGGTAAAACTGCTTCCTTTCCAGCTTCTCCTGCACCTTGCAACTGACCATTACTCATACCGAAAATGGTAGGTCTAGTAAAGATACCGCCTTTTGCACGCCATTGGACATCGATACCAGATGGGAAAGTAATGTCTTTACCCAAAATATTTTTCGTACTAGTCTGCAGACTGAAGTGTGGCATTTTAGGCATTTCCGGTTTCGGAATCTTTAATTTCAAATCACTGAAAAACCCTTTGATTTTATCAATGAATCCCTTTACTTTATCTACCGCATCTTTTATCGGATCAACGATAAATCTCTTTGCTGCATCAAATTTTTCTTGCGCTGCATTCTTTACAGAATCAAATTTTTCCCGTGCCGTATTGTACATATCATTGAACTTCTCTTTTGCAGAATTATAAGCTGAAATCACTGGATCAATAATATATTTATAAACTAGATTCCATGCTGTAAGTGTATAAGATTGGATTTTGGCCCAATTACCTAGTATCCAATTCGCTAAATCATTCAATTTTTCTTTCGTTGCATTCCACAATTCCTGAACAGGCTGAATGACATATTGTTTTACTAGATTCCACGCTGCGGAAGTATATGATTTCACTGTCTCCCACTGTGAATTTAACCAAGAAACAAGCGCACCGATCTGTTCTTTAACCCAATCCCATGCTTCTTGAACAGGTTGAGTAATATATTGTTTAAATAAACCCCAAGCAACTTGTGCAGCAGCCTTTATAAGTTCCCACTGCGTACTAAGCCATGTGACTAATTCACCAATTTTTGCACTTATCCAATCATACGCTTCCTGGATCGGCTGTATAATATATTGAGATATTGCCGCCCATGCAATTTGTGCCCCTGCTTGAATGAGTAGCCAACCTGCTTCTAAAACTGTTGAAACTGCCGAAATAATCGGATCTAAAACTGTGAGTATTGTATCCCATGTTTCTTGCCAAGCTGTCTTTAATTGATCCCAAATAGAAGTTGCCGTTTCAACAATACCCGTCCACAATCCACTGAAAAATTCACCTAAAGGAGACAATATACTATCTGCTAATTCAATGAATGAAGACCACGATTCTGAAAAATAATCAGTAATACCTGTCCAAATTTCCGATGCCGTATCAGAAATTCCAGTCCATAGATCCGTAAAAAATTGACCGATAGGTTCAAAGAACTCATTTGCCATATTTAAAAAATCTGACCAGGCTCCAGAAAAGTAATCAACTGTGGATGACCAAGCATCTTCACAAGTTTGAACTATGCTATCCCACAATTCACCAAACCAATCTTTAAATTCCGACCACTTTTTTGAAAGCCAATCGGTTATTTCTCCCCAGTTTTTTACGGCCCAAATAACACCTGCAATTACAGCTGAAAGACCCAAGATAATTCCCAAAACAGGCCATAATGATAAACTCAGTGCACCAAACGCAAAAGATAACACACCTATCGCAGTCCCTATAGCTGTAATAGCAATTGTCAAGCCTGCAGAAATGGCAACAAAATCTTTAACTGGCCCAGGTAACTTAGAAAACCATTCAGCAAGATCAGAGATTCCTTTTGCAGCTTTGGGAAGAACATCTGCAGCTAAATCGGCAAGTTGTTTTCCTAACGGTTCCAGTGCTGCTTGCGTTTCTCGCAATGCACTTTGAAACTTTTGTCCAAGTGATTCTTCTTGAAGTTTTTTCATTTCATCCATACGTCCATTTACATCACCAAGTCCACCGTTTACATCAGTAAGCCCTAATACCGCTTTCGCGCCCATATCTTCCCAACGAGTGGCGAACAATCCAACACCAATTTGATTTTGTTTGACTTTGTCCTCCATACTTCCTAAATCGCCTATTACAGCTTTGAACACATCAGCGGCTGTTGCTTTACCATTGTTAAAAGCTTCCCAAACACCTTGAGTCTCTTTTGAAAGCCCAGCAAAAGCATCTGCAGTTCCTTTTGAACCGTCTTGTACTTTCTTTCCAAATTCAGCAACTGTGTCATTGATATAATCCAAATTATAAGCGCCGTCACGTGTCCCGTTTGCTAAGATTGTAAACATTTCATCCGCAGTAAAACCTGCCTGCTTAAATAACGGTGCATATTCTGAAAGGTTATCAAACAACTCATCCGAATAATTTAGACCTGCTTGAGCACCGGCAGCAAGTAAATCAAAAGTATGTTGTGTTGATAAACCAAATTGACTCATTAATTGTCCTGCACCACGTGTCGCTTCGTTTAAATCAACATCATACACTTTAGCTAGGGTTAAGACATTCTCCGATGCACCTTTTAATTCTTCATGTGGGACATCCCGCATATTTTGATAGACTTTTATCAGTGAATTATCGACCTCTTCAAGACTTTCACCAAATCCCTTTTTCCACACTTCCTTTGAAATCTTACCCAGGTTTTCAGCACCTTTTTGGGTCAATCCTAATGAAGATTGTATTTTTCTTTGCGATCTATCAAAGTCTATCGCTATACCCACAGTCGCTTTTCCGAGCTCAATTAACTGTTGCGACACTCCTTGTAGCATTTGAGTAGCTTCCATCATATTGTGTAAATCCAATTTCTTACCCAATTGCTCCATACCATCTGCGGCTTGGGAACCACTTTGACCGACACTATGCAACGAATTCTCAAATTGCTTCAATGTAGTTTTCGCTTGATTTAATTTCGTTTCAAGTTGCTGTACTTCTGTGGAATTTTCACCATACACACGCTTTGCTGCACTCAATTGTTGTTCTAAGTTGTGAACGACCCTATCAGTCATTTCCATTTGCTGACGTAGTTGTTTCTGCGCTAATTCCAACTTATCCGCTTCACTAGCATTTTGACCTAATTCAGCATTTTGAAGTTTGAATGAGCTTGTCAAACGCTTCTGTTCAGCTTCAAGTTTCTTAGAATTCTCTTGTAAATCCAGTAAAGTTCCGCGTGCTTCCCTCGCTTCAATTGCTTGCTCGGAAAGGCCTTCATTCACTCTTTTCATTGCATTATCAAGAGAAGTTTCAGCACGTTCTGCATCTAGCAATTTACCGTACATCTTATTAAGTTGTTCAGCGGTTGTACTTGTGTCCTTGGACATCGCTTGATATTCAGAACGCAACATAGCTGTACGTTTCTTGGCTGCTTCCATTTGAATTTCAAGCTTCTTCTTTTCAGCAAGAAGTTTATCAGTCATCGTTGCATCTTGGCCCATTGCTGCAATATGATTTTTATATTCTTTCGCTGCATTATTCATAACCATATTGATTTGTTTCAATGTATTTGCATACTGGACTTGTCCATCCATTTTAAAATTAAGAACGACGTTTCTTTCTTTACTATTCCCTGGCATTTTCTCACCTCATTTCTTATAAGAATGGTGTTTGATCTAGCGTGTAGATTTGTTTTGTTTTCTGCTCATGTAATGCATCCGGATTGTTGTATCTGAGATGCATGATGAATTGCTTTAAAAAATGTGCAGGTGTGATTTTCCAGAAGTCATCCATACTTAAACCAAGCAACGTATTACCGACATAAAAATAAAAATCCCAGTCCAATTCGGACTGAGATTCCTCGTTTTTAGTCAGTATGTTTTTTACTTTTTTTCTTGCTTCAGCTTCTCCATATCAGAATTCTGGAAAGTTTGGCCACTGAAGATTTCGTATACAACGATGAAGATGTCAGGTAAATCATTCATAGGAATGGCACCTTTAATTTCATCTAATGTACATTCCGTACCACCACTACGTACCATCGCATAAATTAATGCACGCATCAATTTCGCTTCATTTTCTCCCAGGCTAAATTGACCTTTTCTTAACATATCATTCATTTCTTTTTCAAATTCATGATAAGGTGTTCCAAATGCTTCTTCCACATAAGGAAAAGATTCAAAAGTAAAAATAACAGGGATTGAGACACCCTGTATCTTAATGCTATTTCTAGTTATATTTACATTTACTAAATCACTTAAACGTGCCATAATTACCCTCCTTATTTACCTGTTTGAGTCGTTCCACCTAGCTGCGCTAGTTGAGATTCATCACAAATTACTTGTTTTAGGAAATCTTCAGCTTTAATTTCTTTTGCCTCTGGATCACCAGTATCCAATTCAGCTTGTGTTACATCATTAAATAACAATGGATCTGCTGTAATTGTGTAAGCAATGTCATCTACAGTCATTTCATCACCTTGTGTTTTCCAAGATTCCTCTACTGGAGCAACTGTACATTTTGGGTACCAACGTAATACCTTTGTTCCATCATTTAAAGGGAATACAACACCTACTGCGAACTTTGGATACGCCTTCGCCTTCGCTGTTTCAAAAGACACGCCTTTTTTACGTGTTTTTGCAAAGATTTTATCTTTTACTTCACGATTTAGACCAGCAAGGTTAAAAGCTAATCCAAACGCTGTATTTTTGACAATGTTAATAATTTTTTTGTTAGATGCCCACTTTGTAAAATTAGTAGAAGTAGTGGAAATCGTTAAATCAGAAATATTCGTTTGTCTATAAACAATATCCTCATAAGTTGGTAGGGTGCTAGAAGTTTCATTTCCCTTCATCAAGCAAAGATATAAATCTTCGATCCCTACGGAATATTGAATTTCTTTATTTTCAATTGTCATGTGTCTCATCCTCACATTCTATCCATTATTTTTTGTGCCATAATATCAGCAATTTTGTCACCTTCTGCATCAAAGGTATTCTGAACAAAGTGTTTTCCTTTCACACGTCCCTTACCATTTGCTTTTTTATGACCATGTTCAACTAAGTACCAATACCAAGCTTCATCTTTAAATTCCACAGATACACGATCATCTTTCACAACAACCTTTAGACTATCCCTTAAATGCGTTCGCTTGTTTTTATTGGAGGCTTTGATTTTGGGTTTTAATTTACTAGCAAAATACTTTGCTGCTTCATCTAACACATCCAAACTTACTTTTTTATTCACACGTAATAGCGTATTGATATCTTCTAAAGCTTCAGCAAAACCATTGTTATTTGAAGCCATTACTGGATACACCTCACATACGTTATAAACTGCGTGATCGTATCGTCATTCTCGTCATAACCCATTCCATCAAATTGAGAATAAGACACGCCTGCTTCATTAAAAACAGCCTTTAATGGCTCGTAATCTTTTTCAGTTCCATTTGTAATGACTGCAATTTGATAAAGTGGCATATCTTTTAGAACCTTATTAGAAGCTCTTTTATGTTGCTCATTCACAAATTCATACACAATGTAAGGATAATTTGCTGTTGTAGGTGCACTATCACGATAAACTGGTATACCAGATTTCTTCATGATGTCTCGTAACTCTTGAAAGCTAATTTGCATAGGACAATGACACCTCCATCAATCGGTCTTCTTCACGTACATAAATACGCTCAATATCATAGATACGGCCACCAACTTTTACACGATAATCCTTTTGATTGTTTTCAATATCACGATCAATACGAACCTCAATTTTCTTTACAATTTCATTCGTATCTTTCGTTGTAAATTTATCAGTGGCCGTAACTCCAATGTTGTTATAACGAATGTTACGTTCTAACGGATATCCCATCACAACACGGTCATTTTCCGGATCAATGGTTTCTCCTAATTTAAGTAGCTCGCCCATCCATTTGAGTTTATTCGTCTTTCTCTTCATCGGCATAAACCTCCTGGACAAACATCGGCGTTAAAGCATCAAGAGCTTGTTCTAATTCTTTTTCAGCAACCCTGTAATCATAGTAAATACCGGCGACCATAATAATTAAATACTCGGTCTGTTTGCCTGTCGCATTCTTTACATAAGTCTTTGCTTGTTCAATATAAAAAGAGAGCAAAGAATCATCCATGCCCTCTTCCCAATGAATATGAGATTTTAATTTCTCAATTAAATCATTCATAACCTATTTACCATCAACAGGTGGTTTCGTTTCTGTTAATACGTATTTATACACCGGAACTTCAAATGGTGAATGAATTAGTTGTGCATCTAGTAAGTTCCAGATGCGGAAACCTACACGGTTTGTACGTGAGAATAACTCAACTAATTTTTGTACTTCTAACGATCCAATTACATCTTGAATATAGAACTTAGAGAAGTCACCGAAGTAGAATACTGGTGTATCTGGTGAATCTGGAATGTCAATTGCATCTTCTTCCTCAACAGGGAAGCCTAATAGTGTATAGCCAATTCCACCTTCTGCTTGATTAAATGGACGAAGTAATGGGAAACCATCATCTGTTTTCATTGTTTCAATTTTTGTTAGTGCTGCTGTATTTAACACCCATCGTGCTTTTTTACGAACTTCTTTAACAGGTGTATTTTTCATTTTTACTAATGCATCGTAAAGATTTTTCTCATCTGTTTTAAACTCAACAGCTTTCTTTGCTAATGCACCGTCATTTATGTTATTCGCTTCATCACCATTTACCATATATTGCGTTTCTTTACGAACATAAGCTTTTTTCAGCTCGTCCATTACGATTTGTTCAATTGGTAAACCTGTACGTGCCAATAGCTTTTTCGTTACTGTAGCAAGCGCATCAAATTCTGTTGGTGATAATTCAATTTCATCGAATTCGATATCTGTTTCTGGAATTTCATTATTTGTTCGCTCGTTTTTATGACCTTGAGCTTCTGCCTTTTTAACTAGAACAGGATACTTAATATTTTCTTTTGTTTTTACTCCTGTACCTAATCGACGTAAGAAGTTTTCTTCTTGCGCATACGTAATAATTTCTTTACTTAAGAAATCTGGAATCGTAACAGAACCATTACCCGTAACTAAACCTAATGCACGTGCTTCCGTTTCATCAATGTTACCTACAATGTAGTTCGCAAAAGCTGAACGAGTTTCCTTTTCTTTGTTTTTAGTAGATTTATGACCTTTAGTAGAAAGGGCGGTTGCGATAGATGCTGAAATAGCTGAACGTTGTTCTTCTGAAAGTTCCGTTTTAGTATCCGGATTTTCTTTTGCTGCTGGATCTTCTTTTTTCTCTGGATCATCATCTTTCTTTTTGTCTGGATCTTCTTCTTTTTCTTTCTCTTCTAATTTCGCAATTTCATCAGCAAGAGTTTTCGCTTCTTCTGTTAGTGCTTCTACTTCAGCCTTAACTGCTGCTAATTCTTCTGAACGAACTTCACCTTTCTCTACTTTCCCTTGCAATTCTGCTAATCGAGCTTTATTTCGTGCTTGAGATGCTTTTAAGATTTCTTTTAAGTTCATGCTAATTTTCCTCCAGGACTTTTTTTATTTGTTTAATAATGTTGTTTCTTTCTTCTGTATCATCTTCCACAACAGTTTTTACGGCTGCTTCTTCACTTCTCATTTCAATCATGGCTGTATTTTCGCCCCTGGTTTCAATGGAAGTGGCAACATAGGCTGGTGTCATATCCAAAATAGAAACTTCTAAAAGCTCTAATTCTTCAATAGATCGTTTTTGAACACCAGATTCACCTTCTTCCCATGAATCTTTTTCAGAAACAAAACCAAATGACCAACCACGTAATTCTTTATTCCTTGCCTTCTTAATCACTTGTTCATCTGTAACTGTAGCGATGGCTCTTAATCCAATACTGTCTTCATACAATTCCAGATTTCCATTTTCAATAGAACCAAGCTTTCTATTTTTGTTGTGATTAAAAAGCAAGTCCACATTCTTTGCTTTACTCAATGCTTTCTCAAATGCTTTTGGAACAATTCTTTCTTTGAAATATCCCCTGGGCGAAGGCAACATTCGACTTTCTCTATCTACAACATTCACATAACCATCAAGTATGACTTGATTCCCTCGGACCTCAATTTTCATTCTCTTCACCTCTCTTTCCACTCCACCCAAACAATTTCTCTGTTACAATTTTCATAACAAGGAGGTGTTAATATGATTTCATCAATCCAAACTGTAGATGATTTCAAAGATAACTTTGATTTTGCTTACAAAGCCTTAGCGTTTGTGGACGAAATAGACACTGGAAAACGTGCTAGATTTCAATTCATTTCACAAATCTCTAAGGCAAAATATCGAATCTTTTTTCAGAGCTATTACTTTCCTGGTTACCAAGACTACAGCATAACAATTGAAGCAACATATTCGGATGGCCAATGGATAATTTCTCTTGTGAATAAATCTGTAGATTAACTACTTTGTAAAATGAATACGGCGGCTTTTCTTGTTCTATTGAACACGTCAGAATGCCATTGCCAGTCCTACAATTTCCAACTACCACATCGAACATTGTAGGACTTTTCTTATGGATTCTAATGTCCATGTCTCCACAACTAACATGAATTGTATCTCCCTTCACGTTTAGTCACCTCCCTCCACTGAACCATCGGCCGCTTCTTTCTTACCGATTTCGGTTATATCATTTGAAATATAAATACATTGTGATTCCTTAGTATTTTGTTTAGGGAATCCAAGCATATCGGCAACATTATCAGGTGAAGTAATAGCTGTACGCACAAGGTTGTAACCGATATTTGTCTTGTTGCTATACGTAACAAAATCAAGAATATTTATCTTAAACTTAATTCGTTTCCCCGAATTTTGACCATAAAAAAGAAGACTCAAATGGTCTTCAAAATTTTTCATGATTGGTCTCACTGCCTTGTTATGGATATACATCATTGCTTTCTCAATATCTTCTTTGATTAGCTCTGTGTATGTATCCACATTTATGCCTAAATACTTACCTAAATCTTTTTTATATACATTTAGGTATGCTAGGGTCTTTTCGTCGTCTAACGGGCTTTTAAGTGTGTCTATTGAGTACCCTTTTCCAAGAGGAATCATTTTTACAGACCTTGCTTCATCGATTGACTCCAGTTGATCTAAAATTGCATTGATTAATTTTGACTGCGCGCCATTCTGTGGATTGATATGAGCATCCAAATTTAATAAGAATGCTAATAGTCCACCCTTTTTATATTTGTCAGTTAAAGTTTTCTCAGCTGACATAACGCCCTCAAGTGTATCTCTTCCCAAATCAAGAAGGCCTTTTCCTCTTAAATGATCTGCGCCAATATTTTTCACATGACGAATCATAAACGGAGGAATTTCGTGACCACCAATATTAAAATGTTCTACTAAATTATCATCTAACTCTGTAAATACATTTGAAGCTAAATGTATTTGAGCACCATTTAATATAGGGAACGTTTCTCCCTCGAGTAAATAAATATTCGTCATTAATTTAATGAATTCAGATTGTGTAAGATAATCATTCGGATTCTTTAAAATACGAAGTGCAATATCATCTTTAGTTTCATTCCCAAATTCATCTTCCACAACGATATCAGCCAATACCATTTGATTACTGATATCTTGTAACAATTCGTAAACATCACTAGATTGTAAGATGTTTGAATCTGTAACATATACACCGCCGTAACGAATGCTTTTACCTAAAACGTCATCCAGATAACCACGCTTTTCAGCCTTTTTAAATAAATAATTTGAAAACCTATCCCTTAAACCCAATTTCTCACCTCATTTCAAGAAAAACTAACAAACATTCACTAAACTATCATATAACCTACAATTTGAATCGCATTGTTATGTTTCAATTTAAACTCTTCCTCGTAAGTATTGATATAATAGTCAGCTTTAGATACAGTTTCTTGGGTGTTAGTAATTACTTCAATTGCGCCACTTGGAAGCTTTACTGCAACAGAAATAATTTGTGGTGTACCTACCGCTTTTACTTCTTCAATAAATCGTTCTTTCAAATTCATTACTCAACAACCTCCCAGTTTTCAGCGAATAATTCAATATTCGTTTCTTTCCACGGAACTCTACCAAAACGAGATTCTACATACAGATATGGAGCTGTCATCTTGCTATGTTTATCAGGGAATTGAGCTCGAATTACTACATCGTTACTCCATTGTGGCAATCGCATTCCTTTACCTTTTTTCACTTCTTCGAATGCCTGTCCAAAATTCATTCTCCATTCACTCCTTATCGATAAATATCACCAATTAATTCATCCATGCCCTCTTCAGTTATGCTATCCATAACCATCATGGTTTCTTTATGAGCAACTAAAAAAGCAACAAATCCATCAATTTTCTTTTTGGACTGTCGCTTACTCGGCGCTTTCATTCCGTTCATATTTGTAACCACTACAACATTTAAAGCACAATATACAAACAATGGATTGTCAGTCATTAAACGTTGTTCATAGATTAGTATTTCCGAATCATCAATCATCGCATTCATAACGTTAGGGAATTGATTTACAGCAATACATTCAAGACCTAGGTTCTCAAGTTTTTCAATTAACTTTTGTGACATCGCTGGGTCATAGTTTATTTGTTGTACGTCATATAAATTCATACATTCCACAATGTAGTCCATAACCTGGTCTTGATTTATCATCTTGCCATCACAAAAAGTAACAAAACCTCGTTCAACCATATCGGTATAGGGAACATTATCTTCTTTTTCTCTAAATTCAATGTTATCAGTGGGAATAAAGTACATTTGTTTCACTTTTAAAATTGAATTACCTTCCTCATCATGAGTAGGGAAATTCAAACTTACACAAGTTAAATCCGTTGTTTTCGATAAATCCAATCCTAAATAGCAGACTTCTCCTGTGAGATCACCCAAATCTTCCACAAGTACATGTTGAACTTGATCATGTTCAAAATAATTGTCTGCACTATTTACAAAGACATTTAGATGCTTGGAAAGAAATTCCGCTTTTGAATGTGCGGATTGTTTTGCTTTTTTAAATTCTATTTCAAGTTGTTCCATTGTGACGGAAACACCAATGTTTGGATTAACCATCGCCCAAACTTTACGATTTTCCCAATCATAATTTTTATTCGGCTCCCAAATTGCAACAAATAAAGAATCGTCATTATCATTTTCAAGAACTTGTTTTGCATATTTATATACACGCATACCAACAGAAGATGAACCTTTACCAGCCGTCGAAATATTTAACATAATCGGCTGTTCACGAGAAATCTGTGCTGATTTCAAGTTATCATACATATCCATATTCTCTTGTGCATGAAGTTCATCATTCAACACAAAATAAGGGTTCTTTCCTTCAAGACCCTTTGTGTTTTTTGTTAGTACTTTGAATTTATTTTGATATGCAATTCCATTAATGTTATAACGATACATCGCACCACTGACTGTACCGTTAACACCTTTATAAATTTGTGTAGGTGCTGCTAAAGGTTCTGAGTTTTCTATTGCTTGCGCTATTGGTTCAGCTGCATTTTGTGCTTGTTCATAGTCAGATGCCGCACAATAACAATCCGCACCAAGTTCACCTTCTCCATACATCGCATAAAGCAATGCACCTGCTGCAATAATGGTTTTCCCGTTTTTCTTTGGGACTTGCACATATGATTCACGAACAACACGAACGGTCTTACCTTTTTCATTTTTATGATACCAACCGTACATATTTGCAAAAACAAACATTTCCCATAACTCTAATTCCATTAATTGACCTGCAAGTGGTCCTTTAACATGTCGAACGAACGATTGAACAAAATCTAGCATTTCATTAGCTCGATCTACATCAAACCAAATATCTTTACGCTTTTTCCACTTCTTATAACGCTCTACAGCAAGAATGATCGACTTCGGATATTTCTTTTTATTACGCATGACGTTACTCGCATACATATCAGCATAGTTAACGCCTGGTGTAATAATCATTTAGATTTCCGCCATTTCTCACGATGAGCCGCTAATTCGTCTTTTGGCTCATTCGATACAGTATTTCCATTGTTTTTTGGCGTTTTTTGTACACTTTTCCCCTTATTCGTCATTCCTAGAGCTTCTAACATTTTATTCTTCTTATCATTCCAAGTTTCAACTTGTTGAGCGAGCGGATGTTTCATTTCATTTACTGCACCAGCCTTGTTTTTATGCGTTTTTGTAGGAGCAAAACCATCAGCTTTCCATTCTTCAAACATCGTTTTATAAATGATAAAAGCATCTAAATAATTATCAATTAATGGTTCTAAGGAAGGTGTGAAATTGTCATCTTCAGTCAATAACCTTATGATTCTATTTCGTTCTTCATCCCTTGCAACATCTAGCATTTCCAACTTTTTCTTTTTTGACATTCGAGCCATTTTCACACCCCCCTTCATTTTTAAAAAATGGTGCAACTATTGATATGCCCCCTACGCTACCTATCCTCCCCAGAGGACAAATTTTAATTTTTGATAGGGGGGCTTCCGAAATAACTCGGAAAAACTTTTTTTGGTTTATCTTCATTTTCTTCTTTGATATGACATTTTGGACAAAGTAGCATTAAGTTATTTATTTCTAATTTAAGTGTTTCATCTTGTTTAATTGGTATTACGTGATGAACATGAGCACTTCGACCAAAGACGAACCTTCCACATCGTTGACAGCATCCCTTCTCTCTTTCGTATACCTTTGACCTAACATACTTCCATGCATCAGTACGATAGAATGGTTTGTTCTCATGATGATAGATATTCTTCTTATCTTTCTTCTTCCTCGGTTTGTTACGCTTATGTTCTTCACAGTAACGTCCCTTACTTATCTTGTTATGACAGCCATTGAAGTCACAGTACTTCATGATAGTAAGTCAATGATGTCTTCTTTCTTTTTAACATCAGCTGGAATTTCAACGCCTACCTCATCAGCATACTCACGTAACTGTTTCACTGTCATATCATTAAAGGGTACTGTCACTACTGTAGTATCTGGTTCACTTGATAAGTCCACACCTAGTATCATACTCTCAGGATTAACAGTTACTTCGAATCCTGGTTCTTCACCAGTTGGTACAAATAGACTTCGCTTTTCTTTTGTATCCCAATACTCTGTACCTGATATTGTTTTTCTAATTTCAGTAATCATTTACATTCGCACTCCTTATCTAAAGAAACTATTGTTGTATTGTGATTAAAGCAATAAATACAACTCATTCCTTCTAATAGATTTCTTTTCCCTCTACACGATGTTCCACAATCTTTACAAACTAATTTAACTATTGCATCAGCATCAGTAAAAAAGACTTTAGATGTATCAACTTCTTCTACATACCAAACATTCTTTGGTAATTTAGGACGAGGTGATTTAGGTTCCGACCATTCTATCTTTTTGATAATCTGATACTCTTTCTTTAACATTTCTAATGCATCAATGACTTTATGAAGTTCATCTAAGGTTTCAATACGTTTTTCATATGAACACATCTTTTTCCACCATCCTTTTCAAATGCAACACGTTTGCGCTTATCTTTACCTAGATAACATCAAGAACTCCCTTAAACCGTCTACAACTTCTTTATCGCTTTCAACAAGCTTACCTTTAACATAGATATCTCCATTGCTTTTCAAAGATACTATTTCTTGTTCACCAACTTTCAAGATGATACTGTCATGTGAAGTATCTCTTGCCAGTTTATTTATATCTACATCATGAAACGTCAAACTCATCTCTACACCACCTATGAAATTTTCACATAATAAAAAGCACTCCATAAGGAATGCTTTAATATCAAACGATATCTTCTACTACTTTTTGTTATAATAATATACAAACATGGAAGGAGTTATATATTATGAGCTTAATAACAATTGTAGAAACCAAAGACATTATCTCTATTATTTCCGACGGGCAAAAAACCGGACCTGAAGGAAACATAGTTGGAACGGGATTTCAAAAATTCTATGCTACCGATAATTTTTTTATTGCTGTTGGTCATTCCGAAGCTGTTGCTCGGGTACTTTTTGACCATTTCAAGGGAGTTAACGCAAACAAAGATTACGTTAAAAATTTAATTGATGAACAAGCTAGCCAATATAATCATGACTATTGTATGGTATTTGGTGATTGCACAAACGCAAGACCTCTATATACGGTATACAATCATTTTAATAATGAACTGGAAATTGAAGATTATATACCAGAACCCAAAAGCTATTTACCTATCATCATGAGCTCTATTCATTTGAACGAAGTCCCTATCGGACTTGTAAAATATAAAATAAGTCAAATGGTATTAGAAAATAAAAGTAATGAAGAAATTATACAGGTACAAAAGGATTTTCATCAGTATGCTGCAAATAATGACCCTACCGTGAATAGTGAAATATTTCAACATATTATTTATAAACAAAAAATTACAAAACAAGAGAGCAACTGATATTTGGTTGCTCTCTCTTCAAAATCTTATGTTATTACTATAAATACAATAAGTTAAGTTTTATTCTTCTTTCAACCACCTAATGTTGCTGTACCAATCTGCTCGCGCATTATTAAGTAACTGAAAGAAGAGCAAAAGCTCTCCTTATGGACCGTTTAATTATTTTTGTATTCCTGCATAATCACAATTAGATTCGAAAGTTCTCTTTGTAATTATGTACTTGCCCTATAAACGCCAGTTCATTCAAACAGACATCCATAAAGCTTTATTCGGTAACCAACCCATTAAAATTTCACAGTTACTATTAAAAATAGAAAAGAGCAACCATGCACCAGTCGCTCTTACGTAAAATCCTATGCTATTACTATAATTCATTTTTTCAATAGATACCATATGTAAAACTTACTGTAAGAAAAGTGTAAGTTCCTCAGCAAGCTTTATCCTTCTAGAAATTTCAGCATGTTTCTGATATACATAACTACTACTATAGCCTAATTCCCTAGCTATAGATTCTAATGTTTTTCGCTGCACATACTTACCAAATAGAATTTTATTTTCTAGCCCTTCAAACTTACTAATTAATATTTTGAGGTCGTACTGATCGTTCATCTTATTCGCTAGTTCATATTCTATAGCCGCTATGTGTTCCTCTATTTTCGCACCATCTGAATCAGCAGTTAACTTATACTTCGATAAATCACCAACACTCCAACGCATTAATTCTCTTTTACTTCTATGCAATTTATTTTCTAAATAAATGATTTCATCTTCCAACTTTTTATAATCTTTAAACCATTCAAACAAGGGTTGGCTCACCTGCTTCCTCTTTCACCATGTAAACTCATTTCTTCATGTTACGTTTATTTAACTGTTTTCTTAAATGCCCGTAACTCACATTAAACTTTTTAGCAATTTCAATATATTTCATTCCATGTTCTTTAAGTTTCATGGTTTCTTCACAAATTTTATTCCATTCGTCTTCTGTTCTTTGTATGGATGTTTTAACAAAAACTTTACCACCCAAAACAACCCCTATTTCATTCAATCTCTTCCCTACTTCACACTTTGTCCAACAATACACAAAATCACGAGAACATTTATTGTCACAATGACGGCAATGATTATCTGTTAATCCTAGTATTTCCATCCTCGCTTCTTTTGGACTCATATAGTAACCATTCCTAACTTATCTACATGATATAAATAATCAACAGGTGCTCTATTAGTTTGTGGTACTATATACGCTCTTTTCTCAAATTCCTCTCTTGGAATAGACTTTCTTCCTCCGTCATAAAGCATAGCTTCATAGTATTCCGCTACTACAGAAATAGGAACAAAATAAATAACCTGATCCGTTCTGAATTCTATTAAAAAGAAACAAAGTGCTCCCTGTTCTTGTGTATCCTTTAAATAGTCAATCTGGTGCCTACTTATATTATCTAACGGGAAGCTCGTGGTTTTTTCAGTAGATTTTGCTTCAAAATAAACAGCTCTTCCTTTGTACACACCGTCATAATCTACTGTAGATTTACTTTCCCACGCACTTTTAGTTATATTCCCTTTCTTATCAGTCTTTATCACTTTTATTGGTGTAGGGCGCTTATTAAATACTCCTACATTCGCCGCTTTATACATACGGCATGTATTGTTTAATAAAAGTTCAAATGACATTCCTCTATTAGAGTAACCCATGATATTCCCTCTCTTTCCACTAAAATAATTATTTTGTATAAATATCTGGACTCCTATATTTCAAGAAGTCCAGATTGAATTATTTACTTAACTTGAACCAACGGATTAGCTTCTCCACTCACTTGCGGTAACTTACCATCCCATTTTTCTATCTTTTTAATTTCTACAATTTCTGGCGTTAAAGACTTCTTAATAATCTCATTCGCTTCAGCTTTCCCTCTTGCTTCCTCAATAGCTTTCTCTGCATTGATTGTAGCTTGCTTTTTCTCAATCTCTGCTTTTTCAAGGTTTTGTTGAGCGTCTACTACTCCTTGAATCGCTTTTGCTGTATTTGCGTCTGGTTTAGGAGCTTCTAACGTAACGGAATCTACTAAGAACCCAGTAGTATCTACCATTTTTCTAAATTCCTTTTCTATCGCTCCATTAATCTCCCCTTGATGTTGGAATACCTCAAGAACTGAATAGTTAGAGAAAACGTTCAATGTAGCTTTCTTAAGTCGAGTCTGCAACCACCCGTTCTCAATCACATCTGGAGCTTGTCCTTTGAATTTGTTATAAATCTTAGGAAGTTTCTCTGCATCATTCATGTAATCATAAGATAGACTCACTGTTAAAGGCTTACCATCTTTGGTTTGTACGCTGAATTTATCCACTTTAACCGTTTCTGTTGAAATAGGATAAGCTGTTACACGTTTAAATGGTGAAACTAAGTGCCATCCTTGCCCTAAAGTTTCTTTTTCAATTCCTGTACTTCTGTTATAAACAACACCTGCATGTCCCTGGTCAATCACCTTTACGCTCATTGCAGTTAAAATTCCACCTGTTAAAAGACTGAATCCTACTACTGCTGCACCTACGATTTTCTTTGTATTCATTTTATTTTTCCTCCTTGAACATGTTTTTAATTTTTAATACTACGTTTCCAATACACTCAAAAACTCCTAATTTACCTGCTATAATCCATAAAAACGACAACACCATGATAAACACTATAATTCCTACAAATAACGAGAACATAGCATCACTCCTTTTATTCACTTACTTTATCCAGCCATATCTTCAGCGAAAAATAGCATTTCTAAATTATCTATTGCAACCTCATATATTTGATGCGAGTTCATGATTTGTACAGTTGCTCTATCATCTATTACGTGTAAAACACGAGATGCATACACATCATCCGTTACAATATCACCAGAACGATACTCATTTGGCTTACGTCCCTTTTGTGCAAATACACGTCTTACACTTTCTGCATTGATTTCTTCTACTGTTGCATATCTACATTTATTCGCATGATTGTATCCCCAATCACCATGTATTGCTCCTTCACATCCCCACGATCCCCATAACTCTACCTTGTTTTTAAAAGTATCCTTAATTACTCGTTTCACTTGTGTAATAACTTTGTTATCTTTCGATTCGCATACAACCCATCGACCAGCAGTTACTTTCTTTTCATCAATTTGTAAATTCATTTCCTATTTCCCCTTAATTAAAGATTTATGAATTCAAACTAATTTGCTATATAAATTAACTTTCTGCGCTTCATTCTTTCTTCTCTTGATGGGATAACCATCTTTGAGAACTTTGATGTTTCTTTTGCTCTACGACCAGCTTCTGATGACGATAAGACGGGTGTTGTAATCGCCTCTTCAATTTCCCATTTCAATTTCCTAATTCTCATATATACTGTACTTGGTTTTAAGCCGTTACTCTTGAAGATTTGTATTTGTTCTTCTGTAAGTTTGGAATATTTACGATTACATTGATTCGCACGTTTCAAAGCTTCTTCTCTACTCATTGGAGGTTTCGTTATGGAATCAATTAAATTCCAGCCCCGTCTTCTTCGCTTATTAAATGCATTTCTACTAATACCATTTCGTAAAGCTGTTTCTTTCACACTACGCCATTCTGTCGCACGTTGAGGCGATTTACTAATTGCAACTTCCTTATCCCAGTACAAATCATAGACTCTATACCATAACGTACTTGCACTAATCCCATTCTTTGCAGCCGCCTCATATTCTTCTGGAGTTATATAATGATCATATGGATTCCGCATGAGTATCTTCTCCTATTCAATTGCTAATGGATCTATTGAGCTTCTTTTAATGATTTATTAGAAACTTTAATACTACGCATCTTAAAACAATAATTTTCACGATTTTTTGATGCCGCTTCTTTTGTTGTTTTAGATGGAATAACCATCTTAGACCACGGTGATGCTTCTTTTGCCATTATCCCTACTTGTGCTTTTGACAAAATTGGAGTATTAATCGCGCGTTCTGCATCCCATTTACATTTTTTTACCCTTTCCCATAACCTTGAATAACTAATTCCATTTAATCTTGCTCTTCTTATTTGTTCATTTGTAAAAACACGTTTTTGCTTTTGTTCTCGCATTTTCGCTATTTCTTTTGAATTCATAGGTCTTTGCGTTATCGCTTGATTTAAATCCCAACCTAGTTTTATTCGTTTTTCAAATGTATTCTTTGCAATGCCATTACTCAGCGCTATATCTTTCACTTCACGCCAAAGATGATTTTTAATAGGTGGTGTATGAATTGCTCGCTCTTTACTCCAACAAAGATCATAAATTCTAGACCTTAACGTACTTGCGCAAACACCATTTTTTTCTGCTATTTCGTATTCTTCTGGAGTTATATAATAATCATATGGATCCCGCATGAATATCTTCTCCTATTCAATTGTTAATTAAGTTCTTGAATTTCTTTTAACGATCTATTCGAAACTTCAATACTACGAATCTTAAAACTATAGTTCTTACGATATTTTTCACGGATTTTTAATGCCGCTTCTTCCTTCGTTTCAGCTTCACAAAATTCTAATTTGAATCCTGACTCTGTAACAATGTCCACCATGTATGTATCTATTAGTGGCTCATAAATAAAATCATGGTCTATTGTGATTTGTTCAGTCATTTGACTCACCTTCTATTTGTGAAAGTGTAATAATCATTTGTTGATCTAACACATTCCCTATCACAGCATTCATCCATAGATTAGGATTCATTTTTCTCATTAAAAATTCGATGACTGTAATTAACTCTTCGGTAGATAAGGAAACAAATTCGCCTAAAGGTTCTTGATTGAACTTGCCTCCACGTTTTTCAATCGTTAGAGCTACTTCATTATCAATCACGTATCTTTTTGCAGTTACTAAATCAAATTGACGGACTTTCTCACGGCCGAATCCTTTTATTAATTCCTTTAGCACGTCATAAATGACACGAAAATCTAACACTTTTACTTGCTGTTCAAGCAACTCTCTACACTGCTTACATAAAGTCCTTTCCAAACCAGAAATATATATTTTACTCATATCAGACTCAGGAAAAGGATTTTCGCATTCATAACACTCTTCACCAATTACATCTTCAAATGGATTTAACATGTAAATCGCTCCTATGATTTATATTTGTTTAGCACTTCTTGCAATCTCTCACGCTCTTCATCAATAGATTGCGAGTTTTGCTTTTCGATTTCTTTTTTAGTTGGCTCAACATCTTCACGTAACCATTCTGGAACAATTTCTTTTCTATTTGAACGACCAGGTCCTGAACCATTCAATCGCTTGTTCTTACTCATTTCAAAGCGTCTATCTAATGCAGCAACATCATCTAATGTTTTTACTTTTTGCTTTTCCCAGCTTTTCAAAATGGCCTTAATGTAAGCCCATTTTGGCTTATTTTCATCAATAGCTTTGTGAGCAGCATGTTTAATTAATTCGCTACCAAACGAATCACAAAACTCTCCTAATTCCGTAATGGCAATTTCACTTAACGGAATTCCTTCACCTTTTAAAAAGTTATAACTGACTTTAAATTCTTCATCGACCAATACATGTGATTTCGATTCTTTATTATCATCATGATAATAATTAGTATTTGGTATATTAGTATTTAATTTATTAGTACTTAGTATATTAGTATTTAGTAGCTCGGGATTTTCCACCGGAGGATTTTCCACCAGTGGGTTTTCCATCGGTGGCTCTTCCACTGGTGGAAAACCCACCAATGGCTCGACTTGTGGAACTTCATGAATTACCGTTTCCCAACTGACAATTTTATTTTTATCGTTTCTAATTGGAATACGTTGTAAATATCCGTATTCTTTCAACTCTTTCATTCCACTTCTTAAACTATCAAGACCATCTTTCGCATGCGTAGCTAACTCTTCTCTATAAAATACCCAATCATCCGGAAGTGTAAGGATATACGCTAAAATACCTTTTGCTTTCCATGAAAGCCTTTCATCTCTTAAACCGGTATTATTTACGACAGAATAATTTTTGTTCTTTTCTACTCTTACAATTCCCATATTCCCTACCTCTCCTATTTCCAAAACATCGATTAATTGATATAATACGTATTAATTCTTTTATTTCAGGACCCGTTGCAGCGGGTTCTTCTCTTATGCATTCTTGCGAATTCTTTCAACTACTTCTTTTCTGCCACCAACCTTTTCAAGATGATCTGCTACACGAAAAACCTCTTTTCTTTCTGCTTCACGATCACTTTTCTGTTTCTTAAAATACATAGCTGATAACTGTTTTGATATCTCTAAATCTCTTATACTTTGCTTCTGATAAGCGTTATGCAATTCAAGATACAAAGTTTTATTACTTTCCTTATTTGCCTGGTTCATTTGTTTATATAACAGATGCAGATTTTGTATACACTCTCTACGCTCCTCTTCTAATTCCAAAGCCTTTTCTAGATGTTCCGGAAGAACTCGGCTTTCTATTCCCATCATTTAAAGCCTCCCTTTCTAAGCGATCACTTTCATCAAACTTTCGTTCAATGAAAGTACCACCTTTATAAACTCCATACGCAAGTATCACTATCCCTAATCCAAAGATACAGACATTCGTTGTACTTTCTACTGTTGTAATATCCATTAGGCTAAAACAAACACCTTTTTAGACTCAATTTCTTGCGCCAATGCTACGTTTAAATACTCTTTAATGTTATTCATCGCTTCTAGCTTCCAAGCTCCACCATCGGCTTCAAACAAACCACAACGAGCACCTTCACGCATTCTGAATACAAACCTACTTTCTGGTTGTTCTACTTCTACAAATGTTCTATATGGCATTAACTCAACTGGATTAGGAACTTTCGCCTGCCCTCTTGTAGCAGTTCCTGTTTTTACAGTTACAGCTTGCGATACACCATCATCTTCAATTCCTTTTACCATTTCATCTACAACATTTCCTATCACCTTTAAAATAATGCCACGATGATCATTTTCTACAAATCCTGACTGTAATGCGATATTAAGTTCTTCTCTGTCATAAAAACTATCAAAGTTAAAACGTGGAATAGATGCTTTCGCTTGGATAAATGTACTTCTTACCTTGTCTCCATTAACTGCTGTAAATACACTAACTGTCGTCGGGTTCTCGATATGAATCATTAAAGGTACCGCTGTATCAAACTCCGATTTAATGTAACTTACTAATCCAGATAAACTACGTACAACAATTTCCGCTGGTGTTGGTTCTTGCACAAGATGTAATCGTTGTGTTGAATATGTCTGTTCGCCGATTTTGTGTGTTTTAATTGTTCCAATCTCTAATACCTTTTCAATTGCTTCTCTTGTCATAGTCATTTTTTATTTCCCCTTTTCTTAATTAGATTTAGTTTTCAAATAATCGATTACTACTGTTTGCTTCTCGGCAGCCTGATTTTGTTCTTTTTCTTCTACTTCTTCTACAGGTTGTCCAATATCTGTTTTCACATCACCCTGTAGATCCATATAAAACTGTCCCTGGATCCCGGAAGCTAACTCTTGACCAACTAAATTTCCGTTTTGGTCCATATCTAATAGAATCTTAGACTCTACCGCTTCTGTTGGTGCTAGTTTCGAAGTGGCTTGAACCTGACAATTCCATACATCACGCTTTTTATCACCAGCAAACGAAAGTGTTAAAACAATCTTTCTTGCTTTTTTAGGATCAGTATTTAAATCCGCCATATTTTCCATTACACGCTCAAACTCTTGATGAAACCTTTCAGCAAGTGCTCCATCAGCAAATGTATTTAAATCAATCATGACTTCCATTATTTTTCTCACCTAAGCCTTCCTTCTTACAATTCAACATCTACTTGAATATCAATATTCATAGGGATTTCTTGCGTTACACGAATTGATTTTGGACTTACACCTTTTTGAATTAACTTTTTAACTTCTTCTTTCGCAGCATCTTTTGAGTAAAATTCACTGATACCTGGAAAACCTGCAAAATTACTAGTAATTACTAAAATCTTTTGTTGCATGATTGCTCCTCCTACTGAACTTCCGCCATATTTATTTGTGCATTTATAAAAGCGATTTCCTCACCTAATACAATTGGTAATTTATATTCTTTAACAATTTTCGACGCTAACTCCAAATGACAACGTTTAATTGCTTTATGACTTGTTACTCCAAACTCACGGTATAGTTGGTTGTAAATATCACGATAAACTTTTACTCTTAACCCACGATCTCGATAAGCATTCGATTGTTTGCCGCCTAACAGCGTAACGCCATGGCGTTTAACTGCATTAGATATTTCATCACACTCTACTGCGAATAACGGAGCATTCTCTCGTAAGTCTTTGACATCTGATTTGATGTGCTGGAGTTCTTGTTTTTGTCCTTCTAACACATCAAATGTTAGTTTTAAAATACTCATTGGATCTGTAGGAATTTGTTTCTGTTCTCTCATGTTAAAATACCCGTCCACAAACTGATCGTATAATTCCCATGCTTTATCATCTTCAAGGATTTTTAATAGTTTGGCGTATCCTCGTTCTGAGAGGAGGTAGATGTTTTTAGCATTACCAATTTGAGCTTGCGTGAAGACTCCGCCGTGTTTCATCGTTTCTAAAACAGGTTTGTTTGACGTACTTGTTTTTAAATCAATGATATCGACATTATCGATGAATCTTTTTCTGTTTTCGTTAATACGTTGATTGATTTGTTTAACTTCTTTTCCATGGATACTTGCAATTTCTTTCACTACCATCGCTTTCTTACCTTCTCCAAATCCACCCTCGATTCCAGTAAATTGATAACCTCCGACATTCTGTTTCCCTAAAATATGTAGTTCGTTTGCTACTGTTAATTGATCCATGTTGTTTCCCTCCTATTTATGCACTCGGAATTACTTTTGTTGTATTTGTATAACGATGTACTAAATGTAATTCGTTACTTACCTTTTTGAAGATTAGCCAATTATCAGGATTAAGATTGTATGACCCAATATGAATCTTTTCCTTCTTGGTTGGCTTTTTACCATTTTTCATTTACGTTTCCTCCCTACAATTCATCAAAATACTTATTAAGAAATTCTTTCATTTCCTTTGCTTTAAATAACCAGCGATTATTTTTTTGCTTAGCAAAGATTTGTACTCTAGGATCACAAACGACATATTCCATTAACCAGTCATAACTTCTACTTGTTTCGTATTGAAGTCTTTTCATATCCCACCAAGTGCCAATTCCCATATCAGCTAAACGTTCATTAACTTGACGAGAAACTTCTTTTTGCAAGTAATTATCATCAATTATGACTTGCACCGTTGCCGCCATTAGGACATCTTCTCACTTTCTAAAATCCCCTTAATTTTTTCTTTCACTTTTTTTCCTTCACGCTTACCCAAAAGAATATCTGATAAATATGGGCCTGATATATTTAACATTTTCGCTAGTTCTCCTTGCTTCATACCGTTGACGAAGAGCCACATTTTCACTCTTTTTCCAAATGTTTTATCCATAAAGATAACTCCTTTTTTAATTTTATAAGCTAATTTTTTAGCTTTCTATTGACTTCAACTAACTTATTGACTAAAATAAAGTCATAGCTAAATAAACCTACACTTATAGCACTTAAACGTTGGGGAACGTGATTTATCTGCTTTTCTTTGTAGTGTTTCAACAGCTAAATAAGTAGCTCATGTACAAAGTATATTATTCAATTAGTTAGTTGTCAATATTTTTTCTAACTTATTGAATAAATAATTTTGTACTAGTTGGAAGGGTTGATTTAATGGAAATCACAGAAATCATAAAGCAACTTTGTCAAAAGAGAGGTATAACTGTATCTAAATTAGAAGAAGAGTTAGGATTTGGGCAAAACACCCTTTATCAATGGAAAAGAAGAACTCCTTCTGTTGAACGTGTACAAAAGGTTGCTGACTACTTTGACGTTTCAATAGATTATTTACTAGGTAGAACCAAAAAACAATATTGGGAGCTTACCGAACAAGATGAAAAAGACATCCAAAAGAAATTAGAAGAACTAATAGAAGATATGAGTAGCGCTGATGCTCTTGCGTTCTCTAAAGGGTCTGAACCAATGTCAGAGGAAACGAGACAATTATTAATTATATCGCTCGAAAATTCTCTTAGATTAGGAAAACAAATGGCTAAGAAGAAATTTACACCTAAAAAATATAGAAACGAAGAGTGATTGGAGTGGATCTGGTTGGTTTCAAAACAACAAATCAATTTAAAAATAGACGAACTACTTAGACGATACAACACCAGAGATCCGTTTATTATCGCTGAAGCGAAGGGTATAGTCGTTATCACAGAAGCCTTAGGGGATATTTATGGATACTACCACAAAGTATCTCGTATCCCTTTTATACATATTAACGAACGACTTTCATATCAAAATCAAATCTTCACTTGCTTTCATGAATTGGGTCATGCTTTATTTCATCCAGATGAAAATACACCTAAATTATCCAAGGTGTCTCTTTGTTCTGAAATCCGTATAGAAGCTGAAGCAAACTATTTTGCAACGAGATTTCTTATCGATGGAAGTCATCATGATTACTACATACAAACAAAGCAAGAATTATTACAACTTTACGGAATACCTAAACAAATGGATAGATTCATTTAAAATCTACTATATATTTTTAAACAAACATAGAACGAACATTCTTAGACAATGTAGAATGGAGTGATTAAAATGGCTAGTTTTAGAAAACGGAACGATAAATGGGAATATCGGATTAGGTATAAAGAAATCGGAAAATACAAGGAAACCTCCAAAGGCGGATTTAAAACAAAGAAAGAAGCACAATTAGCAGCTGCCAAAATTGAAGAGAAGATAGCTAATGGTATAAACATGAAAAGCAGTAACATGACGTTTCATGATTACATGTATGAATGGCTAGAAACATATAAAAAAGGGAGCGTTTCCTCAGGAACATATAAGATTTATGAAAAAAACATAAGACTATATATTTTACCAGCCTTTGGGGATATGAAGCTAAAAGATTTAACAAGGATTGGATACCAGAAGTTTATTAACAAACTTCTAGAAAATCTTACTAAAAAAACTGTTAAAACTATTCATGCTACCATACACCAAGCATTAGAAATAGCTTTGAACGAGCTCGAAATTATTAGTAAAAACCCCTCCACTAAAGTAAAAATACAAGAACTTCATGTATTGAATAAGAAACATATAGTAAAATGTTACGACATAGATGAACTAGACTCATTTTTAAATTATATTTTGATACAAAAAGAAAGTTTTAAATATTACTCTCTATTCATGTTTCTATCAAGGACTGGCTTGCGCATTGGTGAATGTCTAGCTTTACAATGGGAGGATATTGACTTTAATACAAAAAGTCTTCATATAACCAAAACCTTACTCTCTACTACAAGGACTGATTCAATAATTTTTGGTCCTCCTAAAAATAAGAATAGTGTCAGAACTATTACCATAGATATCTCTACATTAAACCTATTAAAAAAAATAAAAATAGAGCAAACCAAAAATATATTAAAGTACGGTAAATATTATCAAAACTATAATTTTATCTTTACCCACGAAGATAACTCTTGTATGCTACACACAGGAACATTAAAGTTTCTACAAAGGGTTTGTGAGGAAAGTGAACATAAATATATTACTCTACATGGATTTAGGCATACTCATGCTGTACATTTATTGCAAAGTGGCGCTAATATTAAATATGTTTCTGAACGTCTAGGACATTCTACAATCGACATGACAGCAAATGTTTATTTACATGTAACAAAATCTATGGAAGAAACATCCGTAAACCAATACGATGATTTTTTGAAATCACGTGGGCAAATTGTGGGCAAGCGTTAATTAAGTTTCAGCGAAACCAATTGTTTCAAGCTATTAGGTAGAAATGTATGCAAAATACCTGTTTTCCCATACATTAACTCTTTACCGAGAAACATATTTTCAGCTACTGTTAAATTCGGCAATATGTTTAGTTCTTGATGTATAAATGCTATGCCGTACTCTTCAGCTTCTTTCGCATTTTTAAAGGTGCGCTCTTGCCCATCAATCGTGATTGTCCCACCATCTTTTTTGTATACACCTGTTAAAATCTTCATGAGCGTTGATTTACCCGCTCCATTTTCCCCCATCAATGCATGGACTTCTCCTGTTTCAATCATAAACTGTGCATTCTTCAAAACAGAATTGCCATTGAACGCTTTTGAAATGTTTTTCATTTCAATATGCATTCCCAT